TGGGGAACAACAAGTTTAACATCAGATTATTGGTCATTGCCACATAAGACGAATGATAATGCTGAAGAAAGAGTAATTCAAGAAATTATGCACGATGATTTGAAAAAAGATCAAAAAAATCTTCAGGAATAGGGTATAAATAAAATTAAGAAAACTCTTTTCCAATGGCAGTTCAAAGGATATCAAGGGCATTTAAGGACATTAGTTTGTCCTTTGAGCCTCATCCTATAACAAAAGACCTACCGATATTAAAAAATGAGAATGCAATTCGCCGTGCGGTGCGAAATATTGTAGAAACTATCCCGACAGAGAGATTTTTTAATTCTTTGTTGGGATCTGATGTAAGAAGAAGTTTATTTGAATTTGTCGATTTTGGTACAGCATCTGTAATTCAAGATCAAATACAAATTGCAGTCGAAAACTTTGAAGAAAGGATTGAAAATCTGATAGTTCAGGTAGACCCAATACCAGATGAAAACACTTTTAATGTAACAGTTATATTTGATATAATCGGACAAGAGTTTCCAACACAAGAATATTCATTCCTCTTAGAGGCAACGAGATAAAATGCCTTTTACAAAATATACAAATTTAGATTTTGATCAGATAAAAACTTCTATCAAAGACTATCTCCGTGCAAACTCTACATTCACGGATTTTGACTTTGAGGGGTCAAATTTTTCTGTTTTAATTGATACTCTAGCATATAATACTTATATTACAGCATTTAACTCCAATATGATTGTGAATGAATCCTTTTTGGATTCCGCAACTCTGAGAGAAAATGTTGTTTCTCTTGCAGGAAATATTGGATATGTACCTCGTTCTAGAACCGCATCAGTTGCACAGATATCATTTAATGTATTAACTACAGTAAATACTCCTACACTCACTCTCAAGGCAGGTATAGTGTGCGTAGGAAATGCAAATGATACAACATATACATTTGCAATACCAGAAGATATTACGGCAAATGTTGTGAATGGAACAGCATCATTCAACAATATTGATGTTTATCAAGGAATATTTTTAACTAAAACTTTTTTATATGATGGATCTTTGGATCAAAGATTTGTTTTAAATAATTCTTTTATCGACACATCAACTCTCAGAGTTTATATTGGTACTGAAAGTACTAGAGGAATTGAATACTTTCTTTCCGAAAATATTTTTAATGTTGATAGCAATTCAAGAATATTTTTCATTAATGAAGTTCAAGATGAAAGATATGAATTGAGATTTGGTGACGGAATTATTGGTAAAAAATTGGGAGAAAATGGAGACGGAACATATATTACAGCAAACTATATTATTACTGACGGAAGAGATGGTAATGGAGCTTCTAATTTTTCATTCTCAGGTTCATTAGAATCTGCAATTGGAGAAGTTATTGATCCAGGAACAGTTACCATCACGACAAATCAATCATCAATTAATGGTGGTGATATTGAACCCATAGATTCAATCAAATATTATGCTCCAAGATTATACTCTTCCCAATATAGAGCAGTTACATCAAGAGATTATGAGGCAATTATAAAAAGAATATATCCAGATACAGAGTCTGTTTCGGTTGTTGGTGGAGAAGAAATGGATCCCCCACAGTTTGGCACTGTTCAAATCAGCATTAAACCAAAAAATGGATCTTTTGTTTCAGATTTTAACAAATCTCAAATATTATCAAAGTTAAAACAATTTTCAGTATCTGGAATAAATCAGAAAATAGTTGATCTTAAGGTACTTTATGTTGAACTTGATAGTTCTGTTTATTACAACTATTCACAAACTTCAAGTGTAAATGAATTAAAATCATCCGTAATAAATTCTCTTCAAAAATATTCGGAATCTTTAGATTTAAATAAATTTGGAGGAAGGATTAGATATAGTAAAATACAACAAGTTATCGACAATACCGATACTGCGATTACATCGAATATTACTAAAATTATTATTCGTAGAGATTTGAAGGTCGAATTAAATAAATTTGCACAATATGAACTATGTTTTGGTAATAGATTTCATGTAAAACCAGAAGGTTATAATATCAAATCCACTGGTTTTAAAATTTCTGGACAATCTTCTGTAGTGTATATTACAGACACCCCAATAATTTCTTCTGGAGCAAATAATATATCCAATTCATCAGAAGCGGGAGATCTTTTTCTGAATAGGCCAAAGGTTATTAATGCAAAAACCGGTATTATCTCAATATTCAAAATTGATGAAAATGGAAATAATACTGTTGTTGCTAAAGATGCAGGAACAATTGACTATGAAAAAGGAGAAATCAATCTTTATACGGTAAATATTACAGAAACTACATCTCCCAATAATGTTGTCGAAATTCAAGCATATCCAGAATCAAATGATGTTATTGGGTTGCGAGACTTGTATGTGACATTGGACATTTCTAAAAGTGCAATAAATATGGTAAGAGATGTAATTGCTTCTGGTGACGAAATATCTGGAACCAGATTTGTTAATAGTTTCTATACTTCAAGTTATTCAAACGGAAATTTTATAAGAAAGTAGTATGATACAAACTGGAATCGAATCTAGAGTTAAGATTCAGGATATAGTTTCCAATCAACTGCCAGAATTTATTTTGGATGAAAGTCCAAAGGCAGTAGATTTTTTAAAACAATATTATATTTCACAGGAATATCAAGGCGGTCCGGTCGATATTGGAGATAATTTAGATCAATATTTAAGATTAGATAACTTAACGCCAGAAGTTATCGTCGATAATACTACTTTAAGTAATTCTATATCGAATGAAGATACTACTATCAATGTATCCAGTACAAAAGGATTTCCAAATCAATATGGTCTACTTAAAATTAATGATGAAATAATTACATATACGGGAATAACTACAAATAGTTTTACTGGGTGTGTTCGTGGATTTAGTGGAATTACTAATTATCACCAAGACACCAATCGTGAAGAATTGATATTTGAAACATCATCCTCCTCGGAACACAATTCCAACACATCTGTTCAGAATCTGAGTTCTTTATTTTTAAAAGAATTTTATAAAAAGTTGAAATCAACTTTTACTCCAGGATTGGAGAATATTTCCTTTGCTGATGAAATTGATGCTGGAAATTTTATAAGAAGAGCAAAAGATTTTTATGCTTCAAAAGGAACTGATCAAGCAATAAAAATTTTATTTTCGGTTATATTTGGAGAGATTCCATCAGTTATAAATTTAGAAGATTATCTGATTAAACCATCTTCTGCAAATTATGTAAGAAGAGAAGTTGTAATTGCAGAAGTAATATCTGGAGAAGCTACAAAAATAGTAGGACAAACTCTTATAAAAACAACTGATAAAAATACATCTGCTTCTATATCTTCGGTAGAACCTTTTACTAGAAAAGGCAAAACTTATTATAAAATTGAATTTTACATTGGAAATGATGGAAAATCTTCTGTTGAAGGAAATTTCATAATTACACCAAACACAAAATTAATTGAAGATGCTTCTGTAGGAGATTCCATTTTAACAGTAGATTCGACTTTAAATTTTCCAGAATCGGGAATTTTGATTTCCGGAAATAATACAATTTCATATACAAGTAAAACTGTCAATCAGTTCTTTGGATGTAATGGTATTAATACCACAATTTTATCTACATCAAATGTAAGATCAAATGATACATATTATTCTTATGAAGATGGAGATACTTCTAAAAAAGTAGAGGTTATTCTTCTTGGAGTAATACAAGATTTAGTTGAAGAAACTGAAGACTTTAAAGTTTCAGAAGGTGACATAGTTACTATTAAAAATTTGGGAGATAAAATTAGAAATAAAAATTCAAATCCAAAAGAAATTTTTACAAATTCTTTTATATACAATACGAGTACAAGATACCAAATTGTAAATAATGATACCAACCAATTGGGATCTGATATTGACAGATCTAGTTTAAAGGTTGGAGACGAAGTTGAAATATTGGAAAGAGGGTCTGAAATATCTACAGGAACAAACACATATATTCAAAGTATTGACAATACACAAAATACTCTAGATCTACAAAACAAACCTACTTTAGATTCCAATAAGAAATATGATATAAGGAGAAAATTAAATAAAACAAGTTCTTCAGGATATGAATTTGAAAGTGCATCTTTAGTATCGGATATTCTTAATGTATATGTTGATGGTGGTAATTATGCATATGTCGCATCAAATTCAGTTCCTTCGGAGATAAGGTCTGAATTTACAGATGAAGATGAAGATGGAAACGTTATAATTATAAAAAATTATCGACATAATATTTCATCAGAACTTAAATCTATTGACATTTCTAGTTCTGAAAATCTTCAGGATGATGTGGTTGAGGGATTGTATAATACTATTTCTATTGATGGAACTGAACATCCATTTTTGACTGGAGATCTTGTATATTATTTTTCAGATGGAGAACCTCTTGTTGGATTAGATACTGGCACATACTATACAGAAAGAATATCGAATAAAAAGTTTAAACTATTCAATTCTCAAAGTTTAATAGGATCGGAAAATAATCTCAAGTTCCAAATTCCATTATCAGGAATGGGAACACATACTTTTATTTTAAATTCTCAAAAAGATATTGATCTCGGAATACAAAAACTTTTAAGAAAGTTTCCTTTAGGGAAAAATATTGAAAAAGAATCAGGTTCTACTACAGTTCCAGGAACTGTTGGAATGTTGATAAATGGTGTTGAAATTTCTAATTACAAATCAAATGATGTTATTTACTATGGACCTATAGAAGGTGCAAATATATTATCTGGAGGAAGTGACTATGATGTAATAAATCCTCCAGGTATTGATGTTTCAGTTGGCAATGGAGATGTTGCAAAAATTCAACCAGTTGTTAGTGGAAAATTTGAAAAAGTATATGTAGATACTCAAGATTATAATATTGACAAAATTTCCTCTATCAATATTTCCGGAGGAAATGGATCAGGAGCAGTTATTGATCCTGTATTAGTTAATAGACCTAGAGATGTATTATTTAATGCTGATGAATTTTCTGTCGGTGGAGGTGTTAATGAGAGTACCAATCAAATTATATTTTTAAAAGATCATAATTTTGTGAATGGGGAAGAAATTGTTTACAATTCTTTAGGAAATAATCCAATATTATTAGAAAGTGATAAAGAATTTCCAAATAATTCGACTTATTTTGTCGGTGTTACTAATAATACAACTATAAAGTTATATTATAATTTGTCCGATCAACAATCTGGAATTAATACCGTCGGCATATATACTGGATCATCTGGAATACATAGATT